TTAAGAAATCCCAATACACAAAAAGTTTGAAATTAAGTTTGAAATGTTTAAATTAATGCTATGGATAAGGCTATTGTAGATAAAAAACAACTAATAAAAGCAAGAGCAGTAGAGCTTTTTGGGACAAATCCAAATATTAGTTCTTCAAAAGTGTCAGAAATAATTGGTGTAAGTATTTCAACAATTAATAATTGGAGGAAAGACCCGGACTTTTGGGAAGCAGTAGATAAAGTAGCAGATACATACTACAGTCAGTATCATCATCCTGTTGTAATGAAGGTTATAGAACAAGCACTTGAAGGTGATCCTAAATCGCAAGATATGTTTCTAAAGATGAGGGGAAAATTAGCAGATAAAAATATAAATGTAAGGGTTTTAGCACCATTTGAACAGTATCTTAAGGGTAAAGAAATAAAAGACGATAAAAGCGATGTTTTTGAGTTTACAGAGGCAGAATATAAAGAAAACGATGTAGATATTATAAAGAAAGAAAATGTTAAAACCTTAAAAGACATAAAGGGTAGTTTTAAAAAGATAAAAAGAAATGAAAAGCAAAAAGATTGGTATAGATGGAGAGTAAGAGCTAAGAAAGTAGGTGTAGAACCATTAAAAAATAAAAGACCAACATTTGCAGAGAGAAGTGAATGGGAAAAAAAGATTATTTTTGCTGAATCTGAACTCTTGAATCAATCTCAACATCCTCAGGAAGAACCTGACAATAACAAAACTCACGACAAAGACTCCAACCAGTAGAAGGTAGTCCTAAAGCAATCCATTCTTGATAAGTATTTATTTGCCCAACTCTTGATTCGCAGTCAGAACAAATTTTAGGAGTTCCAACAGAAACCCATTGCATTAACTGATTCCCATAAACTCTATCTTGTCCAAGTCGAGAGCCTTGCATAACTCCTGATATGATTCCTCGTCTAATTGAATGCCCAAATTCCCCGAATATTCGTCCGTTTGTACTGATGTCTGTTCCAAGGGATCTGATAATTGATTGGTCTGATAGTCCTGCTTGTCTAAAGACATTAATCTGCTGCTCAATTCGAGAAACGAATACATCAATTGCAAATCCAACTCCGAGAGTTGCCCAGAGGAGGGTGTTTTCGTCTTCTTCTTCAAGATTTCTCTGATTTTCTTCAATAATTTCATCTATACTCTCCTCTGACATTGTTATATATCCAATTTAAATGTTGTTGTTTTAACCGACATCATCGGTGTTCTAATATACTTCATAAGCTTACTCATAAACAAATCAAATTGTTTTTTCTTAGGGTTGTATATAAGCCAAGGTCTTGCAGGTACTTTAGTGCCTGGACTTAGTTTGTACAATCTTTTAGATTTAGCTCGTTTATTTGGAGCATAAAAGCCATGTTTCTTTCCATCATTGACTAAATAGCCATCGTTTTGCATAACTCCATATGTTTTTACTTGAAACTTACCACCTTTAGTTCCACTCTTTGCTTTAATAGAACTAATCATTGTTCCTGACTCTATTAAAGGCTTATTAGATGCAATACCTCTAATTCTTCTAACACTTTTAGTCATTGGGGATAATTCTGTCTTGAAATGCTTACCTTCTCTAATATTTTCTTTTAATTGCCCTACAACATCGTCTATATTAGTCTTTTCAAACTCTTTAAACATTTTACTTGTGTTCTTTTTAAGAATAGTAAAATCAAAATTTCTTTTTAACTCAATATCAAGCATCTGTAACCTCCTTTGCAAATTCTTCGCCTAATTCTTTTGCTTTTTTATATCTATCTATGTTTATAACTATCTGTTTTTCTGCAACCTTCTCTGCCCAAGCTCTTGGATTATTAATCACTTCCTGAATCGACTCCTTGCTGAAGTCCACCTTGAAGTCCTGTAGCTTCTTCAGATTGCTTACGAACTTTATCAAAGATTGAGAGTTTTTCTCTTTTTTGTTTATTTTGCTCAATTATAACCTCTGCTTCTTTTTTGTTTAAATCTTTATTGTATTCCATTAATAAACCAACTTCATCTATCATATGATGAACTAATCTATGCTCATCAAGCATAATTTGATCTTGTACTGTTTTTGGGTACTCTGGTTCATTAAAGTCTAATTTTAATTCATTAGGAAGCTTTATATTATTATAAGCAGCGATTTCTTTTTCTATATAATACAATTCGTGCTCATACATTCTCCAAAGTTCAATATCATCTTGATAATCTTCAAATCTTTCTAAATCTTTTATTTTAAGAGCTATTCCACTTGGTGTTTCGCCACCATCTTGTGCGAATTGTACAAATAAATGATTATTTTGAGCTACTAAATCTACTTGAAACTTAATATTTTCAATTACAGACTCAATATTTCCACTTGGAGATACAATATCAAATGTAGCACCTTCTGGTAAGTCTATTATTTGGTCTGAACCTGCTCTTTCTATTCTTTTATCAGAATCAACCCCTGTCATATAAGGTTGTCCAAACATTTGGAATCTTAAGCCAAGTTGCATCTCTGTCATAGCTATATTTACTTGCTCATTGCAATCAACAATATCATTTGCTCCATCTACAAAAAATTCATCAACTTGTTCTTCTCTATGTGTAAATAAAAATGGTAAAACACCATAACCGTGTTCAAATTCATCCATTATATTTCCATCCTCATCATATTGGATATAAACAGACTCATCCCAATAAGCCCATTCGCATTTCTCTACATTGGAAATATCTTCAGGGTGCATTAATAATGGATAGATGATAGCATTTGCAGTATAAGGGTCTTTAAGATTAACATTAAAATAATAAACAGGTCTATAATCAAAATAAGCCATACCATTATGTTCTTTATAAATAATTTGAGTTGCAACTGTACCCATAAGCCTTGTCATTCTTTCAATATGCTTCATTCTTGCATTTTTTTTGATTGTAAGCTCATTATAAATGTTATTTACATTCCTATTTGCTCCAACTGTGTATATACGACTCATTTTATTTACAAATCGTCTTGTAAAATTGGCATTATAGCAAGGAATCTCTTGAAAAGCAGAAGCATTAAAATAATTCTGTATATATTGCGATGTTGAGTTGCCTCCGTAGTAATCAAGCATTTTTCTAACCCAATCTCGCCTTCTTTGCTGGTTTGTAAGCTTTGCTTCTTCTACTGATTTTTTTATAATGTCCTCAGCGGACATATTTGAATTATATATCATCTTACCCTCATTTTAAATTCTCTGTTTTTAATTGGAAATTGATTTATAAAGAAATATCGTATCATATCACATCCGTGGTCGTGATAACCATCCTTTACAGGCTCAGCTTTTAAATCTGCACCCTCTTTAGGCTCAGGATAACGATAGTTCTCTAAATCTTTCATTATCTCTGTGCAATTCTCATTTATGTGAAGAAATCTTTGTCCTACTGCATTTTCAATAAAGCCTCTTGTATGTGATATACCTGAAGCTATATTTCTTGATACTTTATCTCTTTTTGTGTTAATTTTTATTCCTTTTCTTCTAAAAATTTCTATATCGCCTAAACCTGATTGTCCTTGTGCTTGTGCACCGGCCGGATCTCCATAATATTTTAAAACATTATATTTTTTATTTAGTATCATATTCGCTAAAACATCTGTCTTTACATTGGTTTTGTGAACTATTTCATCTATTATATTTATATGCCATACTCCTCCGACTCTGTGCAATTGAAACCAGCCTACAGCAGGCATACGATAACCAAAGTCAATACTGCAAAAAGTAGGAAAGTTTGGATTATAAGGAAACTTACCTACATCTAAATCTCTCTCAAAAGGATAAACACGACCTGCAAACGAAGTAAACTTAGCTCCATACTCTTGTTCATACACCTCTTTAGCCATATTCCTTTTTCTTTCAAGCAAAAAATTGTCTGACTTGCCGTTAGGAAAGGCAAAGTGATTATCCCAAGATGGTGCTTGATGGGATTCCCATAATTCATCTTCTTTGCCGAGGAGATACAAATCATACACCCAATTAAAACCTTCAGGAGTAGTAATGAATATTGCCTTTCCTTTACGGTCAGATAATGTAGGAGATAAATACATATCCCATATTCTACTTTTTACTTTAGCTGCTTCATCAATTATAAGCAAATCTAAACCTTCCCCAACAAGAGAATCAGGATTATCTGCTGATTTAGCTTCAACTGTAGTTCCCCATTTAAATTTTATAATTCTTTCTTTTTCAGAGGCTCTAACAATATCTCCTTGATGACCAACAACCATCTTCTGCCAAACTTCTCTAAACATTAAATCGGCTTTATCGTAAGATAATCCTACAAGCCATATTCTTTTATTTGGTTGGGAAGCATAATAAGTAGCTTCCATAGCAGATGCAGTTGTTTTGCCAAACCTTCTTCCACACACCATTACAAAAAACCTTGCACTTTTCTTTCTTGGAAAATGCAATTTTGTTTGACCGAAATGAGGGGTGTACCCCATAAAATCAAACCACTTTTCTTTATATTGTTTTAATGATTCTTTCAAAAATTTGCATTATTACCTGTATTTAATTTAAGTTATATATAATTATTTTGCAAAAATATGTAAAATATGTTGTTAATAATTAAAATGGAGGACAGTATGTCCGAAGAGAAACAAGCAGTAACAGAAACAGTTAGTGAAAGTTCTGCCAAAGAAACTCCTCAAGTTAGCTCAAATGATGAGTATATTGCAGAAAGCAAAAAGTATAGAAAAAGAGCTCAGGATGCAGAAACTCGTTTAGCACAGTTAGAAAAGAGTCTTGCTAAAGCAGAAGAAGATAAATTGAAAGAAAAAGAAGATTTTAAAACCTTATATGAACAGGCATCTTCGAAAATTGACAATTTAACTCAAACTGCAAACAAGTGGAATGAATATGAAGGAACAAGAAGAGCTTCCTTATTAGACAATCATCCTGAAGAAGATAGAGAAAGATTATCTAATTTAGATTTAGATACTCTTGAGTATGTTACTAATAAAATTCAAAATGTAAAACCTAATGCTCCTGAAGCTATAGGAAGAAGTAAAGCTTCTATCCCTAATAAAAAATGGGCAGATATGAATGAAGAAGAGAGAAGAGCTTTCTATGCAGATCAGGCGAATAGGCGAAACTAAGGAGAAATAAAAAATGTTTAATTTCGAAAATCAAAATCCTTGGATTAATAGAAACTTTGGTGTTAATGCTAATGTTTCATTTAATCTTGCAGGTACAAATAATGTAGCACTTGCTGGTGGTTTGCAAGATTCTGATGCTGCTACTGCATCATTAAAAGAATTCATTCCTGAAATATGGGGTGCTTCTATACAAGATTATATGGAAAAAAATCTTGTATTTGCAAAATTAGCAGTAGATCAGTCAGGTTTAGTTGCAGGTGGTGGAGATAGAATTCACTTACCAAGACATACAGAGCTTACTGCTTCTGATACTTATGGTGGTGGAACTGTAGCTGTTGAAACTTTAATAGATAATGGCTTAGCATTTGCAAAAACAACTGATGCTGAAGATGCTTATACATTAGATATTAACCAAGCAATTCATAGTGCTATTTCAATTACTGATATTGCAAAAGTGCAATCAAGCTATGATGTTATGAATCTTTATACATCAAAGTTAGGTTATGCTTTAGCTAAAAAGATAGATCAATATGTTGCTTTAAAATTATTTGAATCTATTGCATTTAATCATACAAATGGTACAGGCGATGGAAATCAAGCTGGTAATACTATAGAATTAAATACTACACACGATTCTTATGATATTATATCTGCTGGTGTATCAAATATGGTTGAGGCTATACATACAAATGATTCAAATCTTGAAGACTATGTAATGGTTTTAACACCTAAGTGTTATAGTAGCTTGTTTAAGTTAGCTGATTTTGCAAGGTATGATGGAACAGGAAGTTCTTTTGGTTCTGTAGTGCCTTTAATTAGTGGCTTTGCTGGTAAATTAGGTGGTGTTGAAGTTGTTGTTTCAAACAACTTTATGCACTACGGAGCAGGTTCAACAAGTTCTGCTCAAAGCTCAACACCAGTTGGCAACTTTAGTGCAAATGGAGTAACTGATGAAAGTGAAATACTTTTGGGATACTTAGTAGCTAAAGATGCTATGCACATGGCTTATGCTTCTGGTATGAAAGCAAGAGTGCAAAGTGATTACGATTTACCATCATTATCAACTCGTTTTGTTGCTGATAGTGTTTATGGTTGTTTAATCACAGGAAATACAACTGCTGGAAACAAAAAAGTGTTTGCATTAGTTAGTCCTGCATCTTAATCGATGTTGAATCAATAATAATAAATGGGGGCTTCTTGCCCCCATTTGTTTAGGAGATATAAATGCCAAAAGAGTTCGAAGAAATAATCAATGATATAAAAAAACACGAAGGATTTAAACAAAAAGTTTATAAATGTACTGAAGGTTACGATACGATAGGCTATGGATTTGCAATAAAAGATTTAATTATAGATGAAGACATAGCAAGTTTAATATTAATGAAAAAATTACAAAAGTTACTTGAAAGAGTGCACATAGCATTCCCTTGGTTTAAAGATATAGATAATACAGCAAAAGCTATAGTTATTAATATGTGCTATCAATTAGGGCTAAGAGGATTTTCTAAATTTAAAAAAACTATATACTTGCTTGAAACAGAGCAATACGATGAAGCATCAATAGAAATGCTTGACTCTTTATGGGCGAAACAAACACCAAACAGAGCTAAAGAACTTAGCGAAAAATTAAGAGGTATAAATGGACACAACTAAAACAGTAATACAAGGAATTGGTGGTGTAAGTATATCTTTTATTGATATGTTACCTGTTTGGCTTAGAATAGGTATTTTATTAGGAGTATTCCTAAGTGTTTGGATTAGACTATATAGGCAAATTAGGAATAATTAGTAATCTATACTAAATTATAAGACAATAAACGAGGAATTTATATGGCTTTAAAGGACAAGGGTGTTATCAAAAGAGCTATAGTTACTCCTGATAAACACTTTCCAATACATGATCAAAAAGCTTTAAATGTAGTATGTCAAGCTATTGAAATTGTAAAACCTACTGCATACATAGATTTGGGCGATACAGGAGAATGGGAATATTTTAGTGCTCATTATTGGAAAGGTAGGTCTGCCAAGCCAATGGAAGATTTAATACCATTATTAGATAAAGATGTAAAAGCAGTCAATAAAGGGATGGATCAAATTGACAAAGTATTAGACAAAGTTAATTGCGAAGAAAGACATTTTGTTCAAGGCAATCACGAAGTATGGTTGGATAAATTTGTTATTCGGTATCCTTATTTAGATAAATATATGACTTATAATGCTTTAAATTTAAAAAAAAGAGGGTATGCTTATTATCCATATAATAAACAAAAAGGTTTAAAGATAGGTAAACTTAACTTTACTCACGGAAAGTTTACTTCGAAATATCATTCTTTTAAACATTTAGATGTATATGGCGAAAGTATTATGTATGGACATACTCACGATTTACAAAGACATACTAAGACTCACAGAGGTGGTACAATAAGTGCCTGGAGTTTAGGATGTTTGAAAGATATAGAAGCAGATGAAGATTGGTTAAGAGGTAGTTTAACTAACTGGAATCATGGGTTTGCTGTGGTTAATTTTTTTTCAAATGGGAATTTTAATGTTGAAGTAGTAGAGATTATTAATGGAAAAACAACTTTATGGGGCAACCTTATAAAGGGATAATGTATGGAGATAAATGGAAAAAGATGCAATAGAGAGTCTTATAGGAGAGTATGGTTGGATGGCTGCTATTGCATTTGTTTTTATCTTAGGTAGAAATACATTAGAAACTGCTATAGAGGCTATAAAAGTCTTCGCAGGGGATGATTTAAATACTGATGATACTATTATATTTGATGGTAGACCTGCAAGAGTAGTTAGAGTAGGTTTATGGAAAACAATTTTATTTATATATGAAGTAGGATGTGCAGATGGTAAGGCTTTTGTAAAAGGTGGCAACAAAGTAGCTATTCAGAATGATAAGCTAAAAGACCATCTTATAGAGAAACCTTTACCTATGCTTGATTTAAAAAAATGGGATGATTGTAGTGATTAGTTTAGGGTATTTTTTATTAGGATTTATAATAGTCTTCTGTGGAGGGCTATGGTGGTTAGAGAAGTGGGATATGTTTGATTTTTATATTGACGATGAAGATGATTATAAATATTAAGGAGATTTATGTTACAAGGTTTGATAGCTAAAAAAGCAATTGATGTAATCTTAAAAAAGGTTATGGAAAAAAGAGAAATCAATAAACTTAAAAAGTATGTCGAAGAAGACAATGAGCTTGACATTCAAGTCAAACAGTTGCAAAAAACAGTAGCTAAACAAGGGAAGTATATAGAGGTTTTAGAAAAAAATGTAGCAAAACTTGCATCAGAATCTCATCCTCCAGTCTTCAGTAAAAGGCAATACAATGCAGTTTTAAAAAGATTAACTAAAATAGAGAAGGAGTGCGAATGTTTGAAATGATAACAGGTAATTGGGAATGGTTTTTATTGGCTTTATATGTTTTAGAAAAAGGAATAAAACTCAGTCCATCCAAAAAAGATGATTTAGTTTGGGATATGGTATTAAAGCCTATAGTGGAGAAAATTAAAGGGAAATAATGCCTATAAGAAAAAGTATAAATACAAGTAGTCCTTCAGATTTCGAGCCTAAAAGAAAAAATCCAATTTCATTAGGCTCGGACTCTAATATAGACAAGGATTTTAAACCATTAAAAATAGGTGGTAAATCAACAGGATTAGAATTTGCAGATGGCAAGATATTATCTTCAGCAGAAGAATTTGTTACTTTAAAAGAAAAAACACAAGAATTACAAGTTTCCATAATAAAAGGAAACAAGTCAGCAGGATTTTACACACCACAATTTATAATGCAAAGCAAAGATGCCACATCTCCTGATGCAGGACTGTGGTTTAATATATTTACAAGTGGTAGCACTTTTATAAAAACAAGTGGTTCAGGTGCTGCAACATTATCTTTAGAAGCACAATCTTCTGTATATAACACTTGTGGAGATGATTCGTCTTTTGGATTTATATGGTGGAAGGGAACATTTGCTACAAATACACAAGAGATGGTTGCAAAACTTCACTCTACAGGGCAGTTTGTATTAGCAGAAACAACAGGAGGAGTTGCAAACTCAGCAGGATATGGTCAGTTATATGTAAAAAATGAATCTCCTAATGAGCTTTATTTTAGGAATGATAACAATGATGTTATACAAATAACAAGTGGATCAGGATTGGCAGGTAGTGGTGGTGGGGATATAACTTCAGTTGTTGCAGGTGTAGGACTTAGTGGTGGTGGAACATCAAGTGATGTTACTTTAACTTTAGATATGTCTGAGCTTACAGATATGACTGCAAGTGTTAATAGTTCTGAAGATGAGTTAATAATACTGGATAATGGAGCAGATAGAAGAAAATTAATATCTGAAATACCATTATCTGCATTTAATAATGATTCAGGTTTTGTAACTGCTACTTTAACTGACGAGCAAGTACAAGACAAGGTAGGAGCTATGTTTAGTAGCAATACTGAAACTCTTATAACTGCTACATACCAAGATGGAGATGGTACTGTAGATTTGGTAGTGGATAATGATTTATCAAACTATGATAACAGTTCATCAGGATTTATAACTGCAACACTAACAACAGAACAAGTGCAAGACATTGTAGGTGCAATGTTTTCTTCAAACACAGAAACAAGAATAAGTGCTACATATCAAGATGGGGATGGCACGATTGATTTAGCTGTAGACGATATGACTGCTGATACAAATACAAATCAATTAACAACATTTACAGTATCTGCTACAACTGATAGTAATGCAACAACAATATCTCAAGGCGATGACTTAATGTTTGCTGCAGGAACAGGTATAACTTGTGAAACAACTGCAGATGGAACAGTTACTATTACTAATACAGTAACAAATACTGATACACAGCTTTCTACAGAGCAAGTTCAGGATATAGTAGGTGCTATGTTTACAAGTAATACAGAAACTAATACAGCAGTTACTTATCAAGATGGCGATGGAACAATAGATGTAGTAACTACACTTGATGGAGCTCCATTAACTACTGAAGCAGTTCAAGATATAGTTGGAGCTATGTTTACATCTAATACTGAAACAAGGGTTGCAGCAACCTACCAAGATTCTGATGGAACTATAGATTTAGCTGTGGATGATATGACTGCTAACGATAATACACAAAATACTACTACACTATCATTTGTAGATAGTAGCGATGATATTATACTAAGAAATACAACAGGTGGAGCAGGTAGTGGAACTGATGATATTAAATTTGTAGCAGGTTCTAATATAACACTAACACATACTGATGCTGATAATATAACAATAGCTTCAAGTGGTGGTGGTGGAGCATCTGCCTTAAATGATTTGTCAGATGTAACTTACTCAAGTGGGGATTTAACTATTTCTTCTTTAGATAAAATTATATCAGGAAGTTTAGATTTTGATTCAAGTGGACATATAAACTTTGATGGATGTGCAGCAGGATTTACAAGAACTACTTATGCAGATGCAACCAATGTTACTGTTGATTTTAGAACAGGTAATAAAGCACACTTAGATATGACAGGAGGAAGTATAACTGGAACATTAACAATGCAATTTCCTGCTGTATCAGGGAATTTTGTCTTAGTAGTACAACAGGATGGTTCTACAAGAACTATAAATGCTTATGCTACTAAAGATTCAGCAGGTAATGCAGGTTCTAATGATGGTGGTTCAGCAGGTGCTGTAAGATGGTCAGGTGGTTCTGTTCCTGATTTAACTGATGGTGGAAACAAAAGAGATATATTATCTTTTTATTGGGATGCGACTGAGGAAGTTTGTTATGGAGTAGCAAGTTTAAATTTCTAATGACTAAAAAACAATACAATAAAATATTAAAAAAATCTTTAAAGTTTTGGCAACAAGACATAAAGGAATATAAAAAATACTTTAAGAATGAAACCTCTAAGTAGAACACATTGTCAAGTAGAGGATACAACCCATAGGTTATATCCAACAAATAGCCCTATGTGGTATAAAAAGTCAGATGGAACATTTGATGATATTGATCTAACTTTTAATGATACTACTTCAACAATAGGCGAAATATCCCTAATGAACAAGGGTATTGTAAGTGTTGGAAAAAGAAAAGGTAATAATCCAAATAAAGTAGTAGGCATAAGACCTGATGGCACTCAACATCTTGGTACACAACAATTAGAATTCAGTTTAATTAATGTAGAATTGGATGGAGAATCACAAGATTTTAATGTAGAAACTGATCTAGAAATAAGATTAGAACATACAAAAGTAAATCAATTAGTTAAACTTAATAAACCTTTTAGAAATTGTAAAATTGAATTTGACATATATACAAAAGGTATTGAACTTCAAAACAATAAATATACATCTACTACTAAAATAGCCGATTATGGCTTTAATTTAACTAATATAGGCGAAAATAATGGAAATACGACATTAGGCTTACATAGTAATTATTCTCGCTTAAATAAAGATATTCCTTATTTTGATTTTAATGTTGGTAAAATTACAGACAAATATATAACAATGGGTCAGTACAGCAAGGAAGAAGAATTTGGAGATAGTGATTTAAGTAACTATATAATAAATGAAAATATGTATGATGGTGGTAGTGCTATTTATTGTGAAAATGGAATTATATTTACTGTTCAGTCTTACAATATAGAAAACTACGAAGATGTAATAATTAATAATTTATGTGATAATTATGGATTGGAGGTATTTGATGATGGTGGGATTGGTCAATATCTTACTAAAGACAAAAAGAAAGTTATCGGATATTATGCAACAGATAATGTTTTTTTTGGATTTATTAATACTAATAATATATCTGATGAAATTAAAGCATTGTTTAAAAGAAAAAGTTTCCAAGACACCTCGTTTTTAGATATTAGTTTAGCAGATTTTTGTAATGATATGACAAATAGATTTAATAAAAATTTAACAATAGAAGTTAATTCTAATTACTATGAACCTATTAATAATAAGTTTGATTTTAAAATTTCAGAAAAATCTTATTATATTGATGTACCTGTAGCATTTGATAGTGATTATAATATTATAAATTACTATACAACACATACATTAATTGATAATGAAGATGGTAGTTATAGATACACCAAATACTTAAAACCTGAAAGTTCTTTAAATGTAAATACAGCACAATACTTAGATGCAGATTTAGCTGTAGACCATAGCACTACAGGTTCATTTTCATGGAAACATTTTCAACAAACAACTTTTGGAGCTGCTGTACAAAAAACATCATCTAATTTTACTCATCAAAGGAATCATGTTAATTGCACAGGGTCAGGTGTAGGTATTACTACTACACTTTGTGGTGATGAAGTATCTTCTACAGGTTTCACATCAGGACAAACATCAGGGAGAAGAAATCTTTGGACAAATCACCATCATAATTTTAATTTTGACACATCAGGTATATCTGATACTGTAAGTTCTGCAACTTTTAAAGCTCTTGGACAAGGGTTCTTTAGTGGAGGGACAGGAACAGCTCCAACTGATATTGAAGTAATTTTTATTAAATCAACTTGGGATGGTTCAGGAGGCTATACATCAGGAGCAGGAAGCCCAGCTTTAAATTCAGGTGCAGTAGGGGGAGATATAATTCATTTTACACAATGGAATGATTTTACAGGTTTTACATCAGATTGGGATTCTGACGATGTAACAGAATATTCATCTAATATATCAGTAAGTCAAATAGGTTCTTTTGCTGTAACAGATTTTAGTTTAAATTCAACTGCTCGTGGAGCTATAACATCTGATAGTTCTTTAACTATGGTTGCAATGGATTACGAACAATGGTATCAAAACAATTTAGACACAAGTTATACAGTAAGTGCAAGTTCAAATAGTTCAGCACAAAGAAAATTTCTTATATATAGTCCTTTAAGTTCAACAGTTTCTAATAGACCTTATATAGAGTATGAAACAGGGGATGCCCCTTCTGCACCTGTTAATAATGCAACATTTTTTGGAACTAATTTTTAATGATCAATAAAGTATTAGATATTATAAAGAAATATAAAAACAAAGACATATCAAGACATCATTATACTTGTAATATAAAAGAGTTGGAAAAATTGCCTAAAGATGATAGTATTGTAGGGACTAAAGGTTGGGCATTTGAAGGATATTATGATGAAAGTAAATATGTTAGTTGTTGTGAAAGTGCAAAGAATGATATTCTAAGTAAAATAGAAAATGAAATAAACGAGGAGCAGTAAAATGAGTAATAAAAAAGAAGTATTAACAACAGTAGATTATAAAGCAGAGTTAGAAACACAAGAAAAAACATTAAAAGTAATTGAAAATGCTTATCTTGAATGTGTTGGTTGTATTAAATACTTAAAAAATAAAATGAAAGACAATACAGACAAATAGCAAAAATGCAAATTAGTTTTATTTTTCTTATATTATAACATCTGCAATTTTGTTATTTTAATAAATACACTTATATAAGGAATAAATATGGGAAGTTTTACAGGCAATAGTATTAAAGATGTGTATAAAGATATTTTACATACATCCAATTCTAATACAGGCATAGGATCTACTATAAAACAAATTACCTGTGGCGATGGAGATACAACTGCTTTACATTTATCTAATAGAAACCTAAAAGTACAACCTTCTACAGATACAACTACTAATACTGTTATATACGATGCAAGTGGCAATGCTTTGCTAACTGTTGATTCTACTAATAATTTAGTCAAAGCAGGTATAGGGCAACATACTGTAAATACTCAATATGCACATTTTGGTTTAGCAGCAGGGAATATTCATTATAATATGGTTGCTAATAATCATTATGCAATTCCATTTACAGCCGGAGGGTATCATCAGAATATTTATTCTATGGGAACAGGTACTAACCCTGATTTAGCTCATACTATATCTACACAAGCAGATGATGTAGTTGGAACATTTTGGTATGTTATGGATAATATTACAATAGACAGAGTAATCTGGTGGTCAGGTGCAGATGCAGCTTCAGGAGATACCACAAGATGTCATCTAATGAGCTATAGTATAGATTCAGGTAATGGTAGTACAAGTGGAGATTTTTCAAGTGGAGCAGTATTAGCAGATGGTGGGGATGTAACAAATGCAGGCTATGAACAAGCATATTATCAACAAATGACAGTTCAGTCTGCAAATGTAGATGCTGGTAAAGTTATTTTATTTACATTTAGATCAGATTCAATAAATTCAGATTATTCAATTAATGCAACAATCAAATATCATTTAAGGTAAGGGAGTAAGGATGGCACAGGCAAATATAAATTTAAGTATAGGTAAAAACACATTCAGTAAATCTAAAGTATATAATAATATCTATGAAAATGTACAAGAAATAGATAATACAGATGGCTTTATTAATATATTGTCAGTATCTGCTACAAAGGGAGCTAATACTGTGAGTAATATAAAGGCAGTCTGTGTATACAATGAAAGTAATGTTGGAGTAGAGTTGCAATTTAAATATCAAGAATGGGAAGATAGTTCGAATGTAGACCAAAGTTCTGCTGCTGCAAGATATGCAACAATGCTACTACCTGCAGGAGATTTTATTTATCTTCCTAATGGAAGGTTGATAGGTTATAATGGCGATGCTTCTGCTGCTAATGCTACTGATGTTACCAATGCAGCTCCCAGTTCAGATGTGTATTTAGCAGTTGCTGATGAACTTATAAATGGTGCTATAAATGCTTCTGTTACAACTGTTACTGTTGATGATGGAGATTATTTTAAAAGAGGAGATTTAATTAGATTAGGAACTGAAATACTTGAAGTTACAGATATAAGCACAAATGATTTAACTGTTAAAAGAGGTGTACATGGCTCTACTGCTGCATCACATTCTGATGATGTGGCTATATGGTTGCCATTTTTTAATGCTTATAATAATTACAATAAATATTCTGTTGCACAAACTAATAAATCAGGTAAGTTTAAAGCTATGAATTTTTTTGGATATGGAAGAACTGCAACTACAGTAGTAGATGGATTTGTTCCTGGGTCTATTGCACTTAAATTTTACTCACAAGGCTATCAAGAATTAGGTTTATCAGGTATAACTCCTAATACTAATACAGGTTTAGCAGCATCAACAACATATCAGTTTAATCTAACAGTAGATGGTGGTAGTACATTTGTTGATTTAGCTTTTACTACTGATTCAAGTAATACAAACTTTGGTGGTAAAAATGGAGTATTAAACAAAATACAAGATGCTTTAAATGTTCAATTTTATACTTCAGGACACTTATTTGAAAAAAGAGTTACAGTTGGTATCGTAGATGGAGATGTTAGATTTACTTCAGGCTCTCATTTATCAGGTTCTGCTATTTTATTAGCCGCCCCTGGAAGTGGGACTACACCATTTGGGGTAGGCAGAATAACTGCTATAGCAAGTATAGAAAGTGCAGTTGCAGCTAAATTACCAGATGATACTTTATTTAATAAAGTTACTTATGAAGAAAATCCAAATATTGGAGCTTTTATGTATGATGATGGTAATGGTAATTTGATTGGTGCTGGGACAGGAAGTATAAATTATGAAACAGGAGCTATAGATTTTACTGCTATGCCTAATGCAGAATTTGTTGTAAATGGTACTTATGTATCTGCCCATAGTGGTGGAACAAATGTTACAACAACAGGTGGTAAAAATCATATTCAATCTATTGGAGCAAGAAGCATAAATCAAAAGCTAAATGCTATGGTTAAAGTCATAGCATTAAACTAAGGAGAATTATGAAGTACGGAAGAAAAGGTTATGGCAAAAAAAAAGGGAAGCTCAAAAAAACGATGAAGAAAAGATTAGTCAGAAGAAAGAGAAGATGAAATGGCTAAGTACAAAGGTAAATCAGTTAGATTAAATAAACCATCAAGAGTTACAAAAGGGCAACCTGGATACGGTCGCAAAAAGTTTAAAGTCTTTGTTAAAAGTGGTAGTAAAGTAAAGAAAGTAATGTTTGGCGATCCTAATATGAGAATTAAGAAAAGTAGTCCTTCAAGAAGAAAATCATTTAGAGCACGACATAAATGTGCTACAGCAAAAGATAGAACAACAGCAAGGTATTGGTCTTGCAAGAAATGGTAGGAGAATAATGGCAAAAAAAGTAAGTTGGACATTTGGTGGAAAAAGATACACTGGCACTCTTATAAGAGAAACTAAAACTCACAAGTTTGCAAGGACTAAAAACGGTAAAACTAAGAAGATTAAAAAAGGTAGGTAGAAATGGCAACAGCACCAACATATTGCACACATAGGCAATTAAAAGATGTATACCCACAAGTAGATTCGTTTGATAATAAAAGACCATTATACGGATGGAATGAAGTATCAACAAATAAGTATGCTGCACATAATAGTGGTTTAACAACACAGTTATTTGCTAATGGAGAAGACTTAGGGCCGGCACAATCTGCACATACTGATTTAAATGTTGAAGGGGAATGGTTTTATAATTCTGCCGAAGATATAACTTATTATTATTCGGCAGCTGACCCTAATGATAAATTAATGGAAGCAGGAGAAGAGTTTTCTTCTTTAATTACAAGGATTACTGCTAATGCAAGTAGATACTTAGATGCTAAACTTGATCCTAATTTACCAAAAGAACAGTTAAAAGATAAAGAAGGTAACTATGATTATATTATAGTAAGAACAACTGCACTTATATCTGCTACATTTCTTATTAGAAGCCACGACCCTACATCTGAAATAGCTAATGCTCTTATGGAAGATGCACAAAACAACATAGATTCTTTGAATAAAGGAGGAGCATCGTTATCTTGGCAAACAACAGGCGACTCATCAAAAGGTATTATAAGAGAAGTTGGAGCAATATCGGGAGCTTTAAGACCTGTAGATACAAGAGGAAGATGGAATGGCTCTTGGGATTTGGTAAGATTAAAAATAACAACAGCAGGTGCTTTGGGTGTTGCAAGATACTCTGTTTTTACAAAAGACTCAGATTCTTTAAAAGCAACAGAGGTTGTTTCTGATAGAAAAATATCAGGAGATTATCAACCTTTAGCAGGAGGTTTGCAAATTAGATGGGCTGGAAGTGCAGATGATTCTGAAGCTACTTTAAATGATGAATGGGAAGTTGAAGTATCAGGTTGGTATGAAGAGGTGGATAATTCTGCTATGAACTCAGTAAGGATGACAAGAAGGTAGTCAATTTGGAAAATTAATATGACAGTCGTAAATTTTACAAACAATTGGAAGAATATTTTAGACAAGTTAGAGTCTATTCTGGAATCAGAATTTAAAGGAGCTATACCTGTCTATAAAGGTAAAGATATACCTAAAGGTGTAAACCAAGCTATACAACTTATTCCTGTAGGAACAACTTTAATTGAATACAATTTAAGCTCTGAAACAAGAGAATTTTCAATCGCAGTTAGATATGTTTTTGCTGAAGCTAATGTAAATGAGAAAGCATTAGACCATATACTTAGACAAGTGTCAAGGGTGGAAGCATTAATACACGACAATGTAACGATGACACTTTCTGATGCAAATAACAGTAGAGCTATTGACTGTAGATTTGAAAGTACAGATTTAAATACTGATGAAGATGAAGGTTTTTATGTTACAGAGTGGGATTGGAAATGTAATTACATAGGAAATATTTCTTAAATGGAGGAAAAATGAAATATAAAATAAACAAAATAAAATCATTTTCTGCTATAAATGATTGGCATGGATTAGGAAAAGATAATGCTAAACGACTTGAAAAAGGCGAAGCAGTTGAATTATCAAGTCCTCCAAAAAAATTAGTAGATGGTGGTTACTTAATTAAGGCTTCTATGCCTAAAGGAGGAAAAGAATAATGGCTGGTTTAGACAATACAGTATACTCGGGAAAGCAGTATGAAGCTTATGTTTCGCTTCAAACAGGCAATCTTGGAGCTAATAGTGTTTCAGGAACTTTATATAAGTTAAGACTTCCTGAAGTTAATGATATAGATTTTTCAGAAGGTTTTGTAACTGCCGATGTTGAAAGAACAGGACAAAGAGTTTTAAGACCGACAGATCATATCAAAAAATATAATGGGGGTACTTTTACTTGGTCTTTTGATAATCTTGTAGTTGAAAATCAAGCATTATTGCAAGTATTATTGCAATTAGTAAGCGAAGACTCAAGTCCTTCAGGAACTGTTCAGATTTTAGGAAATCAAGGAACTGTTGCATACGAACAAGGTGCATCAACAGGCGAGTATGCTTGTGTTGTATTATCTTCTCCTGATGCAGATAAAGATAGGTTAATGCATAGTGCTATATTACAAGAACTAACTTTAAGTATGAGTCCAGATACTAATGGTGGTTTATTAACTGCAAGTGGTACTTTCTTTAGTGGCTATCAACCTGTTATTGGAGCAGAGAGTACATCTCCTGATGCTACAGCAGTTGATTACACTAAGGGATTCTTTGATTGTACAACTTCACAAATAGGTGGAGATGATGTTGTTATGAATAATTTTGAATTAACAATATCTAATCCTGCAACAAGAGTTGGATATGAAACTGTAAATAGTATTAATGGAGAACCTTGTGCTTATATGAGAGGTGGACAAATATCAGTTACAGGAACTGTTAGTGTTAAGTTAGATGACAATACAGCTCAAGTTATTACTGAAGATTTTCTTGTAGGAACTTCTGCTAATGTTAGCATAGGAGATGGTTCTACTATAGATTTTGATATTCCAACAGCTAAATACACAGGACATAGCCATACAAGTACAGATAGTGGTGTGTTTGTTGAATTACCATTTATGGGTACTGCTGATGGATCAGGAGCTTTAGTAACAATAGATATAACATCATAATTAATTAATTCGAGGAGATTATGGAAGTTAAGTTAAAAAGTGGTAGAAAGCTTAAAATAAAAAACATCACTTTAGATGAAAGAGATATGCTTTTAGATAGTGTTGAATATATATACAAAGATGATGGCTCTTTCTCTGGAGTAAAAATGATGAATAGCACAATGACTAAGTGGATAAGAACTTGCATTGATGGAGATATTTCTGATAAAGCTTTAATCAAATATACTTTTGAAGAAAAAACAGAGTTATTCACAATTTTACAAGGGATGTTCACAATGGGGGAAGAAGAAGCCTCCAAATAGAATTAAATATTTTGGGGGAAACCTGTGGAGGCTGTAAATTTCATTCCTTCCCTTATAAAGCTCGTCTACCTATATTAATAAATGGTAAAAGACAAACAAAAACTTTTAATTGCAAAGAAGATGTTTGGAATGTTGTCGATTTGCTAATAAAGGAAGTTAAAGAAATGAATACAAAAGGCAAGGAGTTTGATGTTTCTGAATCTATCAATGCTCAATTGCCTTTTTTTTCTTGTAGAAACAATGTTTTTGACAGAGATATACAAAAAGATATACAAAGGTATATATATTGTAAAGAATTAGGAATATCGCCTTATAATGGCAGTTATGGAGAACAACCAGCGATGTGGATAGATACTTTTTTTATTATAAAATCATCATTCGCTAAAAAGGAATCTTCACAAATAAATAAAATAAAAGATAAAAAGGTTTAATATGGCAAATGCAAAAAGAGCATTAGTAATAGATTTTAAAGCAAAGGGAGCTCCTAATCTTATAAAGGCTATTGATAGATTAGCTAAAGCACAAAGAAAATTAGACGGAACACAAACAAAAAATGCTCAAACACAAAAGTTATTAACACATAGAGTAAGTGCTAATACTAAAGCTGTTAATGCAAATTCATCAGCTCTTACAAGAGCTCAATCAGTAATAGCTATATATAGAAACAGAATGTTACTTGCTTCATTTGCAGTAACCTTTGCTACAACTGCTTTTGTAAATTTTGTTAAAAAAGCAGGAGAACAGGAAGATTCTGTAAGAAGATTAGCTATGGTTTTTGGTGGAGATGGTGCAAGGGCATTAGATAAGTATTCATCAGAATTACAAAAAACAACTGTGTTTGGAGATGAAAGCACAAATGTTTTAATGTCGCAAATTGGAGCATTTGGAGCAAATGTTGAACAAACCAAACAATTAACTAAAGCTACTATGGATTTAGCTGCAGGTTTAAATTTAGATTTAAATACTGCTGGTTTATTAGTAGCAAAAACTATCGGTTCATCTACTGATGCCTTAACAAGATATGGAGTTGGTGCACAAGGAGCTACAGAAAAAAATGAAAAAATAGCAAATGTAGTTGCTTCTGTAGAAACAAAATTCGGAGGATTAGCAGAAACTCTTGGTAAAACAACAAAAGGTCAATTAGCTCAAGCAAGTAATGCTTTTGGAGATGCAGCTGAACAAATAGGTCAAGTCTTAGCTCCTCTTGTATTAAGTTTAGCTAAAGCATTTAAGTTTTTAGCAGAAAATCTAACTGCCGAAAGAATGAAAGCATTTGCTACTGCTACAAGTATTGCAGCATTAGCTATGGGGGCTGCGAAATTACAAACCATAGGATTTAAAAATGCTTTAGTATCTGCAAAGACTGCTACTTTAGCATTTAATAGTGCCTTGAAAAAAAATAAATTATATTTAATAATAGCTGGTCTTGTAGCTGCAAGTACTGCTACAATAGATTATTTCGATTTATTTAAAGACAATCAAGATGAGCTTGATGAGTTTGGTAGAACTACAGAAGAAGTAGCTGCAATAGAAAATGAATATGCAGACAAAGTAAAGGCTGCTAATGCTTCAATACAAAAGAAAATGGATTTAATGAAAGCAAAAACTGAAATAGAGAAATTTGCTATTGAAAACGGTATAGAACTTGTTGATGTTAATAAAGATTTATTTGAGTCTTATCAAAAAGAATTAGAAGCTATACAAAAATTAAAAGAAGAAGAGGAAGGTCGGAATGCAGTAAAAAAAGAAAGTATTAAATTTGCTTCAGATTTAGCTGACTCTTTTTTAGAATCTTCTAATGTCCAAATGAATGCAGTTAAAGAACAACAAAGCTTTGAGTTAGAACAATTAAGAAATAGCCAAAGATATTTAAGATCTTCTGATAAACAAAAAAAGAAGTTAGAAGATGAAGTTTTAGAAAGAAATAAAAAGAATATGGACAAGGCATTTAAAGATAATCAAAATGCAAGAATAGGACAAGCAGTTATTGATACTTATGGTGGTATGACAAGAGCTTTAAACGATCATGCTATGCCTTATGCTGCAATAATAGCAAGTTTAGTTGGTGCTATGGGTTTTAAAAATGTACAAGAAATAAAAGCACAACAAGCTCCAAAATTTGCTTATGGAGGATTGGTGGGGGGTAGTTTACATAGCCAAGGAGGAACTATGATAGAAGCAGAAAGAGGAGAGTTTGTAGTTTCTCGTAGAGGTGTTGATGCAGTAGGTGTAGAAGCTTTAAATAGAATAAACTCAGGAAGTAGTGCAGCTATAAATATATCGTTTCAAGGAAATGTTTTATCTAAGGATTTTATTGAGGATGAAGCGATACCACAAATAAAAGAAGCTATCCGTAGAGGTGCTGATATAGGAGTGAGTTAATGTTATCTTTATCTGCTAATTTAGAAAAAGACATAGAAAGAAATAATTCTACTTTATATCCATTAATTATAATCGATAATGAGTTCTTTATATCTACAATAGAAGAGTCAATAAGTATAAATGATTTACAAACTGCATTTAAAGATTATGGATTGTCAATATCCAATGTAAAAGAGTCAATTAACATTAACACTAACAAGTTTAGCATATCAAATCTAACATTAAATTTCAATAATTATAAAATTCAAAATCAAAGATTTAGCGACCTGCTTATTAATAAAAGCAATAAATTTATAGATGTGTACTACAAAAGTCAATCTTGTAAAAATTTAGAAGATTGTCTACTTGTATATAGAGGTGTTATAAGTAAAGTTGTACATAACGACACAAAGGTTACTGTAACATTAGAAGATTTAACAAGTTTATCTCTTGAGAAAGATGTTCCTATTGCAAACTTAGGTTTTAGTAAAAATGTTTTCAATAAAGAGTATATAAACAAACCAATACCAATAACATATGGTTTTGTTGATAAAGCCCCTGTTATCCCTTGGGTAGACAATGTTGATATTGCTGGAACAACAGAAATATCTATTATAGCAGATGATGTTTCACAAGTAACTGGTAATGAAAGAGATATAAGAATTGAAGATTTTAGTAATCCAAATGATATTCCTGAGTTAAAATTTGAAACAGATTTAAATAATATGGATAGTCCTTTATTTATATATAAAGGAGATTATTATAGGGTTTTACAAAATTACAATTCTAATGTCGAAATTGTAGATGAAGAAAACTTTATAGCTTATGATGATAATTCTCAATACAGTATAAATGAATCAGGGCAATTTTTAAGAATTAAAAAAGAATTTAAAGGTGGTTATGCACAAAATGCTCCTGCTCAAAATGAGTTTCAAGCAGTAAAAATACAAAGACCAAATCAACTTGAAGTTTTAATATCTGAGGGTGGAATTCCTGAAGATGGAAATATAGGAAGCATTATAAATACAAACCCTGAGTCTGGAATATTAAGACCTGAAGCTGCCATAGATAGCAATGAAAATCCTACCGTTTTTTTTAACAATGATCCCGATAATATATCAGAATTTCAGACATTTGCAAGAATACCAAATGACGAATTAGCTCCTGATAATGTTGAGTTTTTTGAAAACAATACTGTTGAGGTAAATTTATTTGCAAACTATAATGAATCTGGCAATAAAAAAGGTTATTGGTATCCACAAGAAAATGATACTGATATAGTGGAAAGAACTAATTATTTGTGGCATATATCTTCTTGGTTACAGGCAAATGCACACAATTTAGAGGAAACTAATATTAAATTTGTATCTGCTCCTTCTGGAGATATGATTATAACGGCTGCAGGTCAAAAATTAATTGATATGCAGTTAAGGAATCCAGGAGAAGGACAAATATTTGAAGTTTTAAATAATTCTGTAAATAAAGTAGGTATATATCCTCAATATGCTTTAAGTGAAAAATTTAAATTAGCTTGGCTAAGCAAGTGCGAAGGAATAGAAGGAAACGAATTTGAAGAAGGATGGGGAGGAAATAATGCTAATTATCAAAGAACTTTTGATTACTTTCCTGAAGATGTAAATAATACATTAAACCCTGGTTTTTTAATGAGTCAAGGCGATATGTATGACCGTACATACTATAATAATTCGAGAATATTCTCAGGTTTAGATAAAAAAACAATTTACCCGTCTACTGTATATAAAATACAATGCGATGTAAATCACGATAATAATTTGCAAAATATTCAAAATGTTTATATTGGTCAATGGAATGATAGTATGGATGGAGGATTGGAAGATAATGAGGTTTTTATTAATTTATTTGATGATGGGTCTGATAGAGAGTTTTTATATCAAAAAGATGACTGTGCTTCATTTATACCTTTTGAAATTAGAGATAAACATTTAGATAATTCAGAAAACAATGTTTTAGGCACAAAGTATGGAGCATATTATAATGGTATTGAAATTAATTCAATTAATGGAGTTTCCTTTAACGAAGGTTCTTCTAAAATTAAAACTCAAAAATATGCTGGTGGATATGGAATGTTTACAAGTGAAAATTATAAAATATCTATGGATGGATTATGCGATTACGATAATCAAACAGGAGGCAATTCGGGAGGTCAATCTTGGTGGATGATTGTTGAAGGGAATATACCAAAAGGAAATGTTCTGCAAAATATAAGCACACAACAAAACAATTATTTAGGAGAATTCTTTGATGCAAATTGCAATACAGAAATTAAAAATAACACTCTAATACCTTGTGGAGGTAAATACTCAACACAACATACAGGAAGAAATTTTAATTATGATTATGTTTCTGCTTCTAACCCAAATTATGTAAATTTAACTATAGGTAGTGAAACTACAGCAGAGCAAAGATTATCTTTATTATTTCCATTTCCTTCAATAGAGGCTGATGATGCTTTAAGTGGATATACAAATACTTTTGTTTATGGAGGTTTAAATGTAAATATTCCAAGTGAAATAGGAACAAACATAACACATCAAGTAGGAAGTTTGGACACTTTTTTAGTACAAGCATATTCTACAAGGCAAATAACATCTCAAGATATTAATTACAATTCAGAATTTGTAGGAAATGCTGAAGATGCAGCTAATCTTCTTAAAATAGAAAATATAGGTTCAGACAATGTTGAGTTGTTTAATTCTGGAGGAAGCATTAGTTGGTCTGTTGAATCATTTACAGATTCAGCAGATGAAAATAACAATCAGTTTGAAAGTATAAATGAGTATAGAATAGAAAATTGGGATACTCCTGATAAATTTGATGCTTTGGCTTTAGTATATAGAATAAGAAGCGATGAGCCAAACACAGAAAATAGAGCTCAAATATCTACTGATGTAAATAGCTTAGCTGTAATACAATACTGTTTATTTGAAAATGTTTTTTCAAGCTCTTTATATGCAGATGTTAAAGGTAGACACGATTGGGAGTTTAAATATACAGATGATGGAACTTTAATAGAAAACCCAACAGATGTAATTTATCATTTCTTAGAAAAAGAATTAGGGCTTGTGGATATTATTGATGAAGAAAGTTTAAATAATTCAAGAGCAAATACAAATGATATTAAACTTGCTTTTTCTGTTAATGAAAAAATAAAATCAAAAAAATTATTAGAAGAATTGTCAGTTAATGGGAAGGTGTTTCCAAAATTTAAATCGAATAGTAATTTTTCTTTTATAAACATAAATAGAGAGTATACTG